AACAGGAAAAGAATTGTTGTTCTTTGATACAACAGATTATTACGGCAATGAAAGACGTGAGGTTTTCTTTGTATATGCAATGTCTAATTATCGAATTCTATCTGATGCTGATAACAATTTAGTTGAATACGTATTGCATTTCTGTTCACGTGAAAAGTTTATATGTGATACAAATAGAGTTCAAAAAACATATTCAGGACCTGTGCATGATCAGGCAGCGGCTTTATACAGAGAGTACATATATAATTTCTATGACTTAGCGCCAGAGATTGGTGTCAATAAAAATTTTAAAAGTTTAATAACTTGGCCCACTAATAATACATCCGTATATGTGATACCTAATATGCGTCCTGATGAGGCCTTACAGTTTTTAGCTAGACGTGCTTTTACAACAGCTCCGTCATCACAACACTATATGTTTTGGGAATCACGTGATGAATATTATATGATGCCTGTAAACGGATTGTATACATGGGCTGAAACATTGGGCGGCGCTCAAACATTTTATTCTCGTATTGAAATTAGTAATGATGCATTAGATCAAAATGATTTGCAATCGACAATTATTTCGATGAACATCCCGAGTTCATTCAATACGATTGATGCATTGAAAAATGGCGGCGTTGTTTCGAAAGCAACAGAAGTTGATATTTTAAATAAATCAACTATTGTAACAACGTATAACCATATTGAAAACATAACGACAATTGATGATTTTAATTCTCCTATCGTAACTGAAAGAGATTATAATTCAAATCAAGTTCCGAATGCATTTACAAGACACACTAGTGAATTTGTAAGCAGGTGGTTTGCAAACTCAATAAATAATTTGGTCATTAAAGATTATTTGTCGCCCGGTTTTGATACATCAGATACTACAAGCATTGTATCAAATAGGCATACGCAACATTATGGCGAGTTAATGACAAAGAACTTAACACATGATTATAATTTACGTGATAATGCGATAGCGGTTACAATCCGTGGGGGTGATATTCAAACGGCATCTAAAATTAAAGCTGGCGGTGTTGTTTATCTTAATATTCCTGAAATAACATCACCGTTTTCTGGTGAAGGGACACCGGAAGAAGATTCGTATTATAGCGGATATTATATCATAATAAAAGCAATTCATAAGTATACGAATGCAACATATACTATCGATTTGTTGTGTTCACGTGGTGGGATTGGCAATGATCCATTTAATAATTTGCCGGGATTGCCTTCAACAGAAGAAACAGACCCTGACTCAGGTGAAGAAAATGCATAGTAAGGAAATTTTAAATTATGTCTGAATATGGCTATAACCCTTTATGGTTTACAGGTGTTGTTGTGCAAACAAACGATCCTCAAAATTCGGGGAGAGTGAAGGTTCGAGCGCATGGCATTCACCCACCCGATCCTGCAAACATTCAGGATGCACGAACTGAAGAAAATGTTAATGGTATTGAGCGTCCATTGAATATCGTTGAGGACGAAGATTTGCCGTGGGCAATGGTTTTACAAGGTGCAACAATGGGTGTGCCAAGAGCACTTGACCTCGTGTTTGGGTGTTTCTTAGATGGTCGAGATGCACAGCATCCTATCATTTTTGGCACCATTCCTTCAGCAGCAAACGGTATACCCGGACCTAACCCGACAGGTGGCGACCCATACACGCCTAGTATACCCGCAGCTGCTTTGCGTTTTGGTGAAGCCCCTATGGACCCATGGATATCAGGCGAACAGGTCGGCACAACACCTGCTGTAATGCATATGGGTGCGTGGACAATAGGATTTCCTTCAGGTCAAGATGAAGGATGGCAGATGCCCTCGCCACAAATAGCTAATGGTGATCAACAGAATCGTGTTATTCGTGGAGGCGAATCAAATAATCGTGTTGTTGTAGGCAACAGCGGCGTTGTACTTCAATCGGAAAATGCACAAATTCAAATTGACGGAAACGGAAATGTTGCAATTTATTCTGATGGTCAAGTTGCATTTCACGGTGAAGATGTTAACTCAGGCGCTAATGCAAAACAAAATCATTACGCTGGTGGAGCGTATAGAATTACATCAGGTGCAGGTGGTGTGACGATTGACACAGATGGAGATTTTACAGTAAATTGTTCTGCATTTAAAGTCAATGCACGTGACCAAGCGTATCTCAATGCTGGTGGTTCAGCAGATATTCGTGGAGCAAAGGTTTCTTTACAATCACAAACAGACAACATAGATGTTTGGGCAAAGGGAAAAACGAGAATATATTCTGGCGGAACAATGACGCTTGAGTCAGGTGGCTTTGAAGGTATGTTTATTACTTCAAAGCGTGTCAATTGGTTTAATTATCTTGATTTCAAATTGACATCACTTATTGCTGTGGACATCAATACCCCGCTTAAAATGAAAATTCAAGGAACATATTCTGATTTTGTCGGAACAGCAGTTAGCAATTTCAAATCAAACGGTGTCACAAACGTATATGGATCTCTTGTTAACATTGATAGATTCGTTAATATGGGTTCAGGTGCATCGCTTCCTCCATTGCCGTTAACACCTTTAGAAATCGGATTGCATATAGGTTTGCCATTAGGTCCTTTATTATCTGGTCATTTTGCAGAAGTTCCTGATTTACCTGTCCTTAAAGGATCAAACATTAAAATTACTACAAATGCAATATCAGGTAAACAATATCCTATGACTGATATAACATCAGGTATGATAGATGATTAGAGGATTATAAAAATGTCATGTAAAGCAACACGCCCATTCATATCAAGAGCAGATGCCGCTCTAATTAGGCCTGATTGGACAGATCCTAACGCTGGTGTCTTTGTGCAAGACCCTCCTTCGATGGGTTTCAATAATACGGTAGAAAACACTTTTGCACAACTTGGGGTCTCACGTGATTTGATTACACAAATTGCTGTAGAAACAACACGTATTGTTGAATTTACAGACTTGTCAAAATTGCCAGGATTACAGTTAAGAGTTAATGAAGGATCTGGTTATTTCAATCCGTTTGACCTAGCTGATATGATAAATGTTACGGGATATGATCCGGGTGAACTGTTATCTGAATTAAGAGGGCAGTTTGCATCCCCTGTATCGAATGATACTTTCATTTATCTGCAACAATTAGATTTTTATTATAATGAATTTTTATCAGCAACATCGCAAAAAAGTAAATGTGACCCGCTATATAAAATGTGGCAATTGATTGTTCAAATTGAATTATTAGTTAAAACTGCGCAGAACTGGATTGCGAGATTGCGCAAATGGAAAGAAGAATTAATAGGTTTCATATTAAATTTTGAAGAAATAGTGAAGGAATTTTTAGAGGAAATAGCTGAGAGAATTCGTCAAAGAATTCGTCAGTTAGTTGCAAAAATTTTAGCGAAACTTGAAATGTGTGTTGAGCAAACGGAGCGCATTGGTCAATGGGTTACCGCACAGCTTGATAAATTAGAAAAGTTTTTCTCAAAAGAAAATATACAAAAAATCGGTGAAGATGTTGCACAAAGCCTAAAGGACATTACGAAGCCATTAGAGTCATTTGAGCCATCTAACATTGCCTATATGTTATGGAGATTGTGTTCGTTTATTGAGTCTATTATTAATTTGTTTAAAAACCCGCTATTGTTTTTTCAAAATGCTTTAGCTTTTTTGTGTTCATCACAAATTTTAATCGAAGAAAGTGACAGAGCTGCTAGTGAAAGAGCAGTTGGTGCAGGTGGTCAGCGTGTTGATGCTAATAATAGAGATAGAATTAGAAGACAAATTACAGAAGGTATGAATACACCTCGTGTAGTTACTCAAACAAATAGTTCTGGAGAGTCAACCGCTACGGATTTTGGGCCCGATTTAAGGAACACAAGGCTATCTGGTGACCTGACATCAGAGAGTGTTGTACTTGCAAATGGGGATACATTTCAAACTCCTGATATAGAAACAACTTCGGATACCACAGGTAATACAAAAATACTAAGACCATATCCCATGTTGCCATATACTAGTGCTGAATTTGCTTGGGCAGCAAATATTCAGCCACGCAATGATTATTTTTCTTTCGAACCACAGGTTATCAGCATGTCCCGAACGGCAAGAAATCATTTCAATAGCAATTGGAGAGATACTCCTGTTGCGGCCCGGCCGGATCTAGTTAATCGTGCTTTAAATCAAGCTCAAGGATGGAATGATGATACTGCAGGGTACAGTATGGTGCATAAACAAGTTTTGATTGCTTTGCGCAGAATAGCTATAGCAATGGGACAACAGTTTGGCAGAAGTTATTATTTCACTGTCAACAGTGCATACAGAAATACTTACTATAACGCAATTGTTAAGGGCCTCCCATCAGGCTTAACCAGTCAGCATTCAACAGGAAAAGCATTAGACGTTGGTAATTTAAGTCTTTCGCCTGAAGAACAAACAGCGTTTATATATCATGCGGTGTCAAACAATTGTTTAGGAATAGGACTTTACAGGTCATTTACACATATTGATACAAGAAGATATCCTTGGTATTCGGCCAGCAGGACTCGGCAGCATGGTATAACGGGGAAGCAAGAAGTTGTTAATAGAGCTGTGCAACGATGGGAAGACCATGGTCATTTTGTCATTCCATCTAATTGGAACACAATAACCAAACCCTTTGGCTCTAGTCCTTCAGCACCCAACTCAGGACCGTTTTAATGTTTTTATTATAAATAAAAGAAAACAGGAATAAAAAAATGGCAAGTCTATTAACACCAAGATCAAAAAGAAGAACGGTATACTCCGATATACCTGATAGTTTTGCTTTGAGTCCCGTGAACTCAGATTTAACACGAGTTACAGATGAACTTTCTGTTAAACAATCTATCAAAAATTTAATGTTGACAGATCGTGGAGAAAGATTATTCCAAAGAGATCTTGGGTCTGACGTTAAAGCATTATTATTTGAAAACGCTAATCCTGCAGGTTTTAAAATCATTCAAAATCATATAAAGGATTTGTTAAAAATCAAAGAACCTAGATGTAATGTGATCGATGTGACAATATCTTCTATGCTTGATTCAAATCAAATAGAAATAACTTTGAGATATTCAATAATAAATATAACACAGATACAAGAATTTTCAGTTATTCTAGATAGGGTAAGATAATGCCAAAAACACCAGTTAAAAATCTTGACTTTGTGAGTTTAAAATCTGATTTTTTAAACTTTCTTCGTACTCAAGATAAATATGCAGATTATAATTTAGAAGGGTCTAACATGAATGTTTTGTTGGATGTTCTATCTTATAACACGTTCTATAATCAGTATTATAACAATATGGCATTATCTGAAATGTTTCTTGATTCGTCTCAATTAAGAAACAGCGCAATTAGTCATGCAAAAGAATTAAATTACGTTCCTCATTCAAAAAAGTCGGCCACTGCGACTGTAGATTTGGTTGTGAGATCTGATCAAACATCAAATTTCTTTAACATACCAAAATATACACGATTTACTGCAAAGTGTGGTGACCGCACTTTTTCATTTGTTACAACTGAAAGCACATTTGCTGGTAGATTAGACGATGAAAGATTTCAAAAATTAAATCTTGTTATAACTGAAGGTCGTGTTATAACTGAGTTGAAAACAACAAAAGATTTAACACTAAAAAGTGCAGCTGTTGATACAGATTCTATTGAAGTTGCTGTTAATGGCGAGCCGTATAGATTTGTAAAAGATATTTTCGGCGTAGGTAAAAATGATAAAGTATTTTATGTTCAAGCAGAACCAGATGGATTCTACAGCATTTATTTTGGCGACAATCAAATAGGCAATCAACCTGCAACGTCAGATGATATTCGTGTAACATATATTATCAGCAATGGGTCAGCAGCAAACGGAATCACGTCTATTGTGATCTCGGACAGATATTTAAATGGTGCATCATCTATTGTTACAACGCTTGTCGAGTCGTCTGTTGGTGGACGTGAGCACGAATCCTTAGAATCAATTAAAAAGTTCGCACCACGTGCATATCAAATTCAAGAACGTGCTGTGACAAGACAGGATTATGCAATTTTATTACAACAAAGATTTCCAAAAATACAAGCTATTTCAGTTTTTGGCGGAGATGAAATTGACCCCCCACAATACGGATCTGTTGTAATCTCTGTTGATGTTTCGGCTGCCCAGGGTGCATCTGATGCTGAAATTGCATTGTATGATGAATATTTGCGTGACAAGACACCGCTAACAATCCAACCAATATTTGTTCAGCCAAAATTTATTTTTATTGATTTGCTCGCAGATGTCAAATATAATTCTAAATTGACTACATTGAATCCTGAAGAACTTAGAGTGACAATCAAAAATGAGCTTGCAACGTTTGCAGAATCATATATTAATGGATTCAATTCACTGTATTCACAATCAAAGGTTGTTAAGCTAATTGATAATTTTGATGAAGCAATTACCAGCGTCGATGTTACCGCTGTTCCTTACATTGAATATAATCCTATTTTAAATTTACCTGACAGCCCTTCATTTAATTTCGGTAATGAATTAAATAAACCATATGCATTTGTTGAGTCGCAAGGGTTTAGCGATTATAAACCAGCTGTGTATTCGAGCATATTCACTCTTGACGGTATTGATGTGACAATGCAAGATGATGGTCAAGGCAATCTTCTTGCAACAACTATCAATGTCCCAACAAAAGCGATTCTAAAAAGAAACATCGGAACAGTTGATTATGAAACTGGCGTCGTTAAATTATCTAATTTTGAAACATCTGAATATGAAGGAAATGCAATTAAAATTTATGCGAATACAAAAGCAAAGAGTTTTGAAAGTCAACAAGATAGAATATTAGAATTGAAGGCATCGGATATTAATTTAAATGTTTCGCCAGTATCATCAATCAAAAAGGCAGCAGGATTTGCGACAATAGGATCAACTACACAACCAGTATATAATCCCGGATCTGATATCAGTGTTGCAGGCGAGGGTGAATAAATGATTACTAAAAGTCCTCAATCTATTTTAATCACAAATCAATTTCCTCAGGTGTATCGAAATGATGCTCCTGAGTTTGTTGCGTTTATAGAAACATATTATGAATATTTAGATGAGGCATTAAATCAAGATTATTTTAAATATACAGATATTGATGAGACATCTATACGATTTTTAAAATATTTTGAAAAAAAATATCTCACTAATATTGAACTTCCTGATGATGCAACACCTCAAATTATTATAAAGCATATAACAGATTTATATAAAAGAAAAGGTTCCGAGGAAAGTATTCGCCTCCTCTTTAAATTATTTTTTGATGAAGATATCGAATTATTTTATCCTTCATCATCATTATTATCACCTTCAAATTCTTTATATTATTTCAATTCCTATCTTGAAATGCAACCTGTGTATTCGCCATTTGATTATGAAATAACCAAAGGCATGAGAATCCTAGGACAAATAACCGGCGCATCTGCATACGTTGAAGAAGTTTTGTTTAAATCATTTGAAGGTGTAATAAAACCTTTAGTATTTTTAAGCAACGTTCAAGGTGAGTTTACAATTGATGACAGGTTAATCGCATTAGATGAGTTCGGAAACATTTCATCTTTTGTGTCCGAGTCAATTGCAGGATCAATTTCAAACGTTATATTTACCAATATTGATGATTCATCTCCCGGAAATTCCATTGGAGATGAATTTAACATTGTTGTCAAAGACCCTAGTCCTACGGCCCCAAAGGGTTTTTATGGTCGAGGTATGGTTAAATCGATTGCTGAAACGACTTCGGGATCAGTTAAGCTAGATCTAATTGAATCTGGGTATGGATATACAATTCCGAATAAACTTGCAACTGGTCGTACAGGACTAGATATCGATGCATCTCCAGCAAATGTCATTTCTTTTAGATATGTGCATTTGAACGATGTTGAACCTATTCCTAACGCAACACATGCTATAAAATTTCAAAATGATGTTGATTATTACAGAGTAGTGAGCGTCAACCCAGTGCCAAATACGTCAGGCGATCCTTTACCTTATGCACTATCTGTTGAGAATGGGTTGCGTGTGGCGGATGAAGGACAATATGTGACAATAAATCTTACTACTGACGGAACAATTACCGATTCAACAACAATAGCCGCTATTATTTCTGGCGATGTAAATAATGATGATTATTTCTACACAGGAAATTTAGAGTTTACTGTCGTTGGCGGAGAAGGGTCTATTGAGTTTTATATTAGCGATGATATTAGAACAGAGGTTCTTGAAACATTTACAATAACATTAGATGCACTTGATTCTAATGGTGATCCTACAGGTCAGCCATCTGTATCGTTTACAATTAACGACACATCAGCTTCTGATGGCGATTCTACGACAATTTCGGCAATTAGACCTACGTATAATGTTGTTGTGTCAAGTCCCATAAAAAAATCATTCATTGTAAATTCGTCTGTTGATGTGTATGATGCGCAATTGGTGACAGATTTATTTTTAAGCAATCAAGTAATAGAAATTGATCCGACATCTATTGCAAAATTTACCTTGTCGCAAATCGCAAATGAAGTTTATCGAATTGTTAATAAATTAACAACTTCCTCTGATCCTTCAGATAGTGATGTTGAAGCATTGTGGAATTTTTTAAATGCTACCAATACTAAAACAGAATACAAAAATGCAGATATCAATAATACAGGTTCTGTTACAGAAATTGATTATAATATTATTGTCAATGCTTCTAATGGCGATACGGATTCAATACGACTCATAGGCGATAGATTTGATGCATTCACAAAAGGTTCTTTCAATGAATTAGAAACAATCACATATCAAGATCCAAACACTTTAAAAGTAAGTTCAGGTCGAGTGATTAAATATAATGAGCCTCTGTTGTATATTCAATCATCTTTATACACTTCTTTTCCTGAAAATTCTGATGATGTGACGATTGAAATTATCAGAGAAGATTTTACTGCTTTTGTCGGAAAGAATATAACTCAATTTAACGACTCGGCTTTATTTGAAATTTCTGAATTAGGCGAATTCACCGAAACAGCAAATGTTTGTGTTACAACAATTGATAGCTTTTTTAATAATACAATTGATGATTATGTAAATGAAACTATCGGATCATCTTTGACCTTTAAAGAATTTCAAATAGGCGATATAGGATCTTTTAGAACTCTTGACTCTGGTATTTCTTACTCAAACGAAACATATGCAATAGCAAATCAACCTTTTATTTCAACATTTAATGTTCGTAGTTTTTATGTTGTTTTTGATAATATTGATATTGTTTTGATTGAGCCTGATATAATGACTCAAGACACATTTGACTTTCAAGGTAACCCATATACTGCGAGAGCCCAATTTGACCACAGAGAAGGTGATAAATATTATTTTAATTTGAAATCTTTTTATGGGTTTGTCGATGACTTCCCAGTATATATACAGAATCAAAGTTTCAATTTAAGTGTAGTTGTTAATAATTTAGAATCTGATATAATGGGTAATAATGCAAACGTTGTATCAAAAACCTCTTACGGAAAAGGACAAATAACAGAAGTACAAATTCTTGATACTGGATATAACTATACAAACGGCGCAAAAATTAATCTGGTTGATGACAACGGGAAAATATTATCTTCGGGTACTTGTGAAGCTCGAGGAACGGGGTTTTCAAAAGGACAATGGAAAACAACAGCTTCTGATTTAAATCAAGAAACTAGAGTGATCCAAGATAATTTTTATTATCAAGAATTTTCATTCGATTTAGGTTCGAGTATTCCTCCTGAGCGATATAACAACTTTGTACAAGATACTGTACAAGTTGCAGGAACGAAAATGTTCTCAACGCCATTAATAAATACAATAAATGATGTTTCACCAGAAATAACAACTGAAATTGCATTCTTTGAAATTAAGAAAGATCCAATTATCACAGAAAGCGAAACCGGTTCAGAAAATCCAAGATATCCTGAACAGAAAATTGTTACAGAAGAAGGTGTATTTGGTATCCTTCCTTCAGAAGAATTAGTTACTGTTGAAGCAGTCGCATTGACAACACTTACTATATAGGAATAACATGACCAGTAAAGTATTAACAGAAAAGTTTAAATCGCAAAATGCTCTAGACTTTTATAACAACTTAAATGTTGAGACGTATCATGTGATGGCATCATGCGTTACGGATATTAGTGGCGATGTTGTGAATTCTGTTGCAGCAAAAAATGAATTTTTACGTCGAGTCATTTTTGGAAATAGCATCACAAAAGACGATGCGAGATTTTTGTTTAGAAAAATAAGCTGGGTTGATGGAAAAATTTATACTGAATATGATGATGTTGTTGATTTGACAAACAAAGATTATTATGTTACAATATTAATCGGAGATATCGATGAGGCAAGTTATCGTGTGTACAAATGCATTAATAATAATGCAGGATCTGCATCAACTGTAAGTCCATCAACTGTTTCATTTGGCGAAATGGATGATGGTTACTTTGGAACGTCAGATGGATATATTTGGAAATACATGTTTGACATTACTCCATCCGAATACACAAAATATCAAACTGTTTCTGCATTACCTTACAGACCTTTGAGTTCATACAATGCTAATGACGGCATATATAACATGAAAATTTCAGAATCTTCTGATCTTGCTTTAACTCTTTTTTCTGAACATAATTTGGGTGCATGTCAAATATTATCAACATCACAAGATGCAGATGGTAATTTTGCGAATCGAGTTCAAGTTATTAATCAATTGATTAACATTAAAACAGAAGAAAATGCATATGTCGGAATGACATTAGAGGTCAATGGCGAACTATATGATATTATCGGTTCATCGAAACCTTCAAATTTAACCGGAAACATTCTTATCATAAAAACAAACGAAGCACCTCCTATTCAAAAGTGTTTTGTGAAACCAAAAATTACGATTACGAATAGCAATAATGGCGGAATAAAATGTCAAGCATCTGGTATTTTGGATGAATTCGGTCGCTTGGTTCGTGTTCATTTTAATGAGCATGGTTCAGGTTATACATATGCTAATGCAAAACTAGAATTACCTAGAGCACTTTCTCAATTTAGAGATATTGTTAGTTTGCGTCCTATTGTATCACCCGCAGGTGGGCATGGAGCCGATCCTGTTATTGAATTAAAGATGAGTTCAATTGGCATTGTTACGAATATTGTAGCAGACAGTAACACAAACACTCCGGGAACAAATACATATACTCAAGTAGGGCTTGTTAAAAATGCAAGTTTTACGACCGATGAATCAACTCCGTTATTCTTTGACAACAGAAATAAGTTGATTGTATTAGGTGACGTTACAAATAGCATTGAACCCAATAAATACATCGTTCAAGAAAATGATGAGACAGTGTATGGGTATATACATGAAGTGAATTATGATGCTGATTTGAACATAACAGATGTCTGGATTGTGGATTATGTGGGTCCTGCACAAACACAATTAACATCAGGTATCGCTCAAATTAAAAATGCACCAAATGCGACAGACGGTATATCATTTGAAATAAATAATATAGAACAGGGTGGATATGTAGACAAAACAGGCGATTTGCTTCATTTTGTTAGCTTTGATCCCATTACACGTACAACTGAAAACGTTGAAAAGATTAAATTCGTTTTTGACTTCTAAGAAAGAGATATAATAGATGGCAATCAATACAGACTTAAATGTTTCACCATACTTCGACGACTACGATGAGACAAAGCAATACCATCGTGTTCTCTTCAAACCTGCACGTCCCGTTCAGGCACGTGAACTCACGCAAATGCAAACTATTTTGCAAAATCAGGTAGAGCGTTTCGGATCAAACATATACAAAGAAGGCACTATTATTTCTGGTTGTGATTTTTATTCGATTGACGACTTAAAATATGTTAAAATCACAGATTCGTTCACAGGATCATTAGCAGAGTTTTTGCCGAGATACGCAACCTTAGACGACTCTCAGTCAAACGGCGGCGTTGAAATTGATGATTATCTTTCATATCGTGTAGAAGGTCAAACAACCCGTCTTACTGCACAAATTGTTAATGTTTCTGACGGATTTATTACACGTAATCCTGATTTAAAAACTTTGTATATCAAATATACAGGTACGAATGACGGTGAAGTGTCTACACAAAATGAATTTAACGCAGGCGAACTGCTTTTCGTATATGACCCATTCGGAAACTTTGTGACTGAATTAACAACATCAACTTTAGCTAACCATGTCGGTAGCAGTTTAGGTTATGGTGTTGATAATGGCGTTATTTTCCAAAAAGGTCATTTCTTGTATGTTGATCCGCAAAACATCATCATATCAAAATATACTAATACCCCAAATAATATTGTTCTGGGATTTGATATAGAAGAATCAATTGTTAATTCCAATCAAGACAATACTTTACTTGATAATTCACAAGGATTTCTAAACAAAAACGCTCCGGGAGCTGACAGATTAAAATTGACTCCAGCACTTGTCAAATATGACCTCGGCGAACAACCTGAAGATTTCTTTGCTGTTGTTACATTTAAGTCTGGCGAAGCAGTTTCTATCCGTGACATTACAGAATTTAACTCAGTTGAAAAAGAGATGGCAAAGAGGTCATTTGACCAATCAGGCAACTACGTATCACGTGGAATGCGTGTGTCACTTGAGCCTGGTGCTGACGATAAAGTTTTTGCTGCTGTGTCACCAGGCACTGCATATTCATCAGGGTTCGAATTGTCTACAGTTGGCACAAGATATTTTGAAATTGAACCTGTCACTGAAACATCTGAAACAACCGCACAACGAACAGGTGTAAAGTACGGCGGATATTTGCCGGTGGGTGAAATTACAATACCATTTGATATCTCAGGTGCGACAACATACAAATTGTATAATTCATCTGGAACAGAAATTGGGACATGTAATGTTCAAAACGTCGAATCTGGAAAAATTTACATTTATAATATTCGTAAATCTGTTGGGTTTGAAGATGAGCGTATCGGTAAAATCGGCAACAACACAACAGACGCTATCACCACAACAGGTAGTGTTTTAGAACAACAATATGCACCAGCGGTTCATAGAATCGGAGGCATTGGCGTATCAGATGTTAGTGAAATTGCATTAACCAGACGTATTAAATTAGATTTATCTGGTTCAACATCAACTAGCGTAATTAATTTGCCATACACTGCATCTCTTGCGCCTATCGATAATCAAAATATTGTTGTGATAGATCAAACTAACACCCAGGTGACTGTTAACTCAACACAGATTATTAATGATGGCAATGCAAATCCTGTATCATTACAATTGAATCTATCAGCTCCTATTACGCCTGACGGATCACATGTGTATTATGACGAGCAAAAAGCAAATGCAAATCCAGATTTTAAATCTTCGCTAAAAATTCACGTAAGAACAGCGTATTCATCACAATATAGACGTGCATCTTTAGGTGTTCCGGATGCATATGAATTAGTTAGTGTGCGTCATTGGGATGATGCGGGCAATTCATTAGTTGCAGATGTTACAGATAAGTTTGTTCTTCGTTCAAATCAAAAAGACAAATATTATGATTTGTCGTATATCGAATTGAAAGGCGGCGAGGAAATCACAATAGGAAGTCAACAAAGTTTAAAAGTTGAGTTCAAAGTATTCAGACATGACAACACAACAGGTGATGGATTCTATGTTGCAAACAGTTATGTGAATATTAATAGAGAAGATATTCCGCAGTTTACAGGCACAAATGGTGTTGTATATGATCTTGCGTCATGTTTTGATTTTAGACCTGCTGTGCAAGGCAATGTGCAATACAGCATCACAGACGCCGGTGCATCATTTGCAATCAACTACGAGTTAGTTGCTAAGTATACGCCTACACCAAAAAATCTTGTTTCTACAACAATCGCCCCTCCGAGCAATAATTCAACTATCTCATCTACAACTGTAACATATTTGTCTCGTGTTGATCAAATTACTATTGACAATTCAGGTGAAATGACATACAGAAAGGGTAAGCCTGCTAAAACTCCAAGCATTGCATCAACACCTGATCTTGTTTTGGCGGAAATAGTTGTTCCGGGCAATCCTGTTACAATGAATGGTGTATATGCACCAAGATTGAAAAACGTATCAATTCGTGCATATACAATGAAAGATATTGCAAATATTGAAAGTCAGATCAACAGAATTCTTGAAATTTCTGCAACATCAATGTTGGCTCAAGAAGCCAACAGTTTGTTAATTACTGATGGTGCGGGCAATAACAGATTCAAAAATGGTGTTATAGTCGATTCATTTAGAAATATGAGAATTGCCGATGTGACAAATCCAGAATTTTTTGCAGGTATTGACAAATTTAGGCAACGACTAACGCCACCAGTTAAGCAGTTCCCTATCTATTTAAAGAGATCTAGTTCAACAAATGCGTCTCAGTGGCCAGAAATTATAACAAAAGCTGCAACCGGCATTGACACTGTCTTGTCGCAGACATACGGCACCACGTATCGTAATCTTGTACAAGGAACATTCTTGTACAAAGGTCAAGGAGAAATTTCTCCTCATTATGACGGCGGTCACGATGTGACAACAAATCCAGAACCCGCAACCATCAACATTGACTTTGAAACACCTTTAAACGCTTTAAATGCGAATATCATGGAGCTGTTAAAACTATCAGGTGCTGATACAAGTGTTGATGAAGTCGGGCGTGAAGTCACAGGTTCAGCAAGAAACACAGCAGGTGGTCGAGCAGGTACAGATGAAATCACAACTATCACCGAACAATTCAGAACATATGAAGTTCAACAATCAGGAACATCTATAAAAAATACTAAAGTCGGCGAGTTCTTAACTAGCGCTGAGTTTAAACCATATATGGAGTCAAAAGAAGTAAAAATTCTTGTATATGGTTTGCGTCCTAATGCACAACATTATTTCTATTTTGAAGAAGATGCAGTTTCTGCAATGACAAAACCTGGCAGATTAGGTGCGCAGATTGGAAATACCCCACGTGCAACAGAAATCGTGTCAAACGGCTCATATGGTGACCCTGTATATTCTGACAATAATGGTCAATTGATTGCAATTTTCAAGATTCCTGAATCAACATATCTTGTAGGCGAAAGAATGCTTGAAATTGTAGATGTTGATGATTACAATTCTATTGACACTGCGAGATCATCATACGCAAACTTTGCTTATAATGCATTTAATTTTGATTATGAGAAACAAGCATTGACTGTTAACACACGTGTTCCTCAATATGATGCTGTTAAAACAAAAGATTTCACTGATACACGTGATATTGTTTCACGCTTTATCCCTGATCCGCCCAGAAGAAACCGAGATCCGTTGGCACAAACATTCTATATTAAGAAGTCAGCGGCTCAAGGCAACAAGTATGTATTTATCGATTCTATAGACGTATATTTTAAATCGAAATCCGCAACAAAAGGCGTATCAGTTGAAATTAGAGAAGTTATAAATTCATACCCCTCACGTCAAGCGGTTCCTTTTGGATCTGTGCATTATAACAGTAAAGAGATTGATGGGCAAGGAACATTGGTTAATAAAATCAAAGTTTCAAATGATGGGTCTCTTGCAACGAACTTTAAATTCTCTAATCCTGTTCGTGTTAATACTGAGCGTGAATATGCAATCGTTGTGAAACCTGATGGCGGCGATCCATCATTTAACGTGTTTACAGCAAAATTGGGTGAGAGAGATCTTGCAACAAATAAATCAATTGTTCAGGACTGGGGTGATGGAGTATTGTTCTCATCAACGAACAACAGAACATGGACGGCCCACGGTGATGAAGACCTTAAGTTTAATATTAAGGTTTTGAAGTTCTCTATTGATGATACGCAAGTTAACTTTGTGGCTGATGATATGGAATTTTTCACTGTTGCCGATGTGACTGGCAAATTTGAATTAAATGAAATCGCATATGTGAAAGACACGACAACAACTGTCAATGCAGGTGTTGTCGTATCAAACCCAACTCAAATTGAAACAGCTGATCAATCAGGCATTAATATTCTTGTTGGGCAATATGCTATTATCGAACAAAATGATGAGGTATGGGCGTCTAAAGTTACTAGTGTTGATGGGTATACTGCAACAATCGAAGAAGCATCGCCAATTGTTGGCGCATGTACTTTATCATTAGGGATTGGCGGATATATCACACATTTCAACCCATCTCGACCTGATCAAGTACACATTAAAAAATCAACTGCGACACAAGCATCAAGATTTATTAATGGGGGAACTCAAATTATTCGAGGCATAAATTCAGGCGCCTTTGCAACAATTGAGACTGTTGATGATATTGGGTTGTCTAGCTTACAAGCACACATGTACAAAGCCGAGTCACAAAATTCATTTGTAGATTTCGATTTAATGAATGGTTCAATTGTGCAGGCACCCGCACCTACTAATGATGAATTGTATTTGCTTTCAAATAACCGTGTTGTAGAAAGTTTATCAAACATCATTGGAGGAACTTCTCTGCAAAACTTTAAGATCAGAGGAACATTAAAAACGAATGCAAATGAATACGCAAGTCCTATTGTTGATGATGATATTAGTTTGCTGCAAGGTTATAAATACTATATAACAAATAATGAAAATACAACAGCGAAATATGTATCACGTGAAGTATCATTGAATTCTGATTTGTATGCTGAGGGACTTAAGGTTTTTGCTGCATGTCACAGGCCTGATGGCACTGATATCAAAGTGTATGCAAGATTCAAATATAGAGATGATATTGAAAATTTGAGCGAATGGAAATTGTTGACAAATTTAAATGAATCTATGTTCTCAAACTCAGAAAGTATTCAGGATTATAGGGAATTTGAATTTGAGTTAGCAGAAAATGATGAAAAGGAATTTATTACCTTCCAGTTGAAATTTGTATTATTATCACCTTCAATTGGTCAAGTACCTTACGTATTTGACTACAGAGCAATAGCGGTAACCTAATATGGCAAATACAGTTCAACCTATATTAAATAATGATAAGCAAGCATGGCGAGCCGCAAAAGCTCGCCGTGAACACTTGAAAACAATTAAAAATTTGCAAGAAAAGTGTGATAGGCTTGAAAAGGTCGTAGAGCAATTACAGCAAACTGTCAACGGATTAATGAAAAATGAGTAGAAATATATCAATTATAAACTCCACAGATAATTTTCAAGAGTGGTTTAATATAACAAACCAACTTGTTGAAACTGCTCAAGCATCTGTCACCATAGGTGATAATGAAATTAACACGGGTAATGTAATTTTGAATGGTGCCTTGGCATCAGCAGATGTGTATACTAATACAATTCAAGTTCAAAATGAAAATACTGACACGCTAAGCATTAACAATTCAACATCGATCACTTCTGCGACAGAATATCCATTTAAAATTATTAGCACGCTTGATGCAGAGGCATTACCAACATCTGGATTAAAACAAGCATTTGTAATCAATAGTGTTGCATTATGGGAGATGGGACCGACTGTTAACCCTAGAACATTTGAAATCAAAAACAATGAAGCAAACTACACGTTACAGTTAATTACAAATGAAGATCTTCAATCGGGCACATTGGTCGGAACAAATATTAAAATATCTGACGATATGCTTCCAGATGAAATCAGTTCAAATATCACAGGATCAGCAGGCACGTGTTTGTCATGGGCACAATCAAGAACAGTGACATTTGCATCAGGAGATGTTTCAGGAGAGTTTACGATTGATGGATCAACAGACATCAATAATATCGTTTTAAAGGTTGCAGACAATTCGCACAAACATACAATTGCAAATGTTGAAGGGTTGCAAGCCGCTTTAGACAGTAAAGCTGGACAATCATCTGATATCTATAACATTGCCAATCTTGAAGGTTTTGGAATATTAGTTAAATCAGGCCCTGCTGCATATTCGGTTGTCACGTTTGAGGCAGGAAGCGGCATATCTATTGAAAATTCAGCAGGCATTGGTGGAAATCCTACTATATCACACCAACCGGGTAATGGTGATCTTGAATCTCAGGATAATGCAGATTCAACAAGCAAGTTCATTAAAAATATCTCAGTCGACGCATTTGGACACATATCAAGTGTATCATCTGGTGATGTGCCATTAGGAAAATCATTTGTTTCATCTAAAATTACGTTAACTGAAAGAGGTAGTGGCTCATTGCAACATAATTTGAACGCAACGCCATCTTTAATAAAAGGTTTCATCGAATGTACAACAGGCGAATACGGATTTTCTAAAGGTGACATGATTCCACTAGAGGCATTATCATCTTCATTCGTCACATATGGATGTAATAGTACAAATATCTTTTATAGATTAGCTCCGACAATTACACTTTCAGCATATGGTGAAGGCACAGGCAGCACAATCGCCCCTGTAACGTTAAACAAGTCGAGATGGAAATTAGTTTTAAAAGGATGGGTGTAAATGGGAATTCGAATTAGTCCTGGTTGGCCATGGCCTTATAAGCCTAATACGATTGCATTGAGAGGCACTATTAGAGGCGAGTTTGGAGGATCAGGAGAAGATGCTATAAGCGAATATTATCGTGGTGGGAGTCGCATACCTAATACAGGTGATTGG